CGCTAAAATAATCGGTGATATTGCTCCCACTTACTTTGTAGCTATCGCAGCCCTGGTTTCAGCATTCTTTGGAGCCAACGCATATGCAGGGAAGAAATAATGGAACTATTACTTGATTTAGCAATGACTTTTTGGCAGTGGACAGTACTCGCAGTACTGGTACTCATTGGTTTTATAGTAAACAAAGTAGATAAAAAAGAAGAAACACTGGTAGGATTTAAATATAAGTTTATGCCAGTTATGTCACCTTTACCTATAAAGACAAAAGATAAAGGTTTTTGGAAAGGTATCCTAATGTGGTTAATGGGTACGCGCAAATGGAAAATTGAACAAGATTTTAACTATACTCTCAATGACGTAGAGTATAAGATTCCTGCGGGGTTTGAGTTTGATGGAGCATCTGTTCCTAAGTTTCTTGCAACCTTCTTGTCACCGGTAGGAGTACTTTTAATGGGAGGTTTAGTTCATGACTACGGTTATAAATTTGCCACTCTTATGAAGAAAGACGGAAGCACAATTGGTTATCACGATCAGAAGTTCATGGATGGAGTTTTTCGAGATATATGTATCGAAGTAAATGGTTTCCGTGTTCTTAACTATCTAGCCTATTGGACACTGCGCTTAGCAGGTTTTGTAGCCTGGAACGGTCATAAAAAGAGAGGTACTCACTGTGAAATGGATTAAAGCAGCAATGAAAGAACGCACATCTTGGGATGGTGCAATGTTAATAGCAGTCTGTGGTTCGGTCATACTTTTTGGTGGTTTAGCAAAACTACTAGCATGGGTAGGCTTAGGCTACGGCATCTGGACACTAGTTAAAAAAGAAGATTAATATGACAGTAGAAGTAAGTCGCAGAGATATTATCTCTGACGAAATAGTTGAATTAAGATCTGAGACAAAGTTTCTAAAACTTCCAATAGCTCCGTACCTGGAGCTATTGAATGTCACTCCCTTACCATCGCAGATAGCAATTATCAATGCGATTAACGATCCAAAGTATCGTTTTGTCTCTGCCGCAGTCTCGCGCAGACAAGGTAAAACCTACATAGCCAATATCATTGGACAGCTCGTGTCTTTGGTACCTGGCTCCAATATTCTAATAATGTCCCCTAACTACTCTTTGTCTCAGATCTCTTTCGATCTACAGAGAAATCTAATTAAACATTTTGATTTAGAGGTTACAAAAGATAACGCCAAGGATAAAGTTATCGAAATCTCTAACGGGTCTACCGTAAGAATGGGTTCTGTTAATCAGGTCGATTCTTGTGTAGGTAGATCCTATGACCTTATCATCTTTGATGAGGCCGCACTCGCTGACGGCAAGGACGCCTTCAACGTTGCCCTTCGTCCTACTCTAGATAAACCAAATTCTAAAGCAATCTTTATTTCCACGCCACGGGGTCGTAACAACTGGTTTTCCGAGTTCTTCTATAGAGGTTTCTCAGAAGATTTCCCAGAGTGGTGCAGTATACGAGCAACTTATCGTGACAATCCTCGAATGAGCGAAAGTGATATTTCAGAAGCACGTAAGTCTATGTCGGAAGCAGAGTTTCGTCAAGAGTACGAAGCTGACTTTAATACTTATGAAGGTCAGATCTGGAAGTTTAACTTCGAGACACAAGTAAAAGACTTGTCTCAGTTTGATACTAGTAAGATGGACGTCTTTGCGGGGTTGGACGTAGGTTTCAAAGATCCAACAGCAATGTGTGTAATTGCCTATGACTGGGATGAAGATAAATACTACTTGGTAGACGAGTATATGAATAATGAACGTACTACTGAGCAACACGCAGTAGAGATACAGAAGCTGATTGACAAATGGGATATTGACTACATCTATATTGACTCTGCGGCACAGCAGACTCGGTTTGACTTTGCACAGAACTATGATATTAGTACTATTAACGCAAAGAAATCCGTACTTGATGGTATTGGTCATGTATCTGCAATTATTGATAATGACAAACTTTATGTCGATCAAGAGTGCAAACAATCCCAGGCCTGTTTAGATGCCTATCAGTGGGACCCCAACCCAAATCTAATAAAGGAAAAGCCGAAGCACAACATGGCATCTCACATGGCAGATGGTATGCGCTACGCATTATATTCATTTCAAACCGCACAGGTATCCTTCTAGCGATACCTAGGCAAAAATAGTGGTTGACAAGATACCCTAAACTCGATATAATTCTTGGAATGAAAAATCAGGAACCAATGGAAAATGCCTAAGTTAAAACGCGACTATGTAAAGTATGTACGAGATAAGGCAAAGTCCAAGTATGCAAAGGGAGACTCTTGCGAGATTTGTGGTGAGACAGAGCAGTTAGACTTTCACCATTTCTATAGTCTAACACCCTTACTAAATCAATGGTTAACAAAGAACAAACACAATCCGGAGTATATTCAATCACTTCGGGATGATTTTATAGAAGAACATCATGCTGAGCTATATGACCACACAGCAACATTATGTCATACTCACCATTTAAAACTTCACTCAATTTACGGGAAAGATCCCGGTTTAGGTACTGCTAAAAAGCAGATGCGTTGGGTACAGATTCAAAGAGAAAAACATGGCTTGGTATAATCCTTTCGAGAAAAAACCAGTAGAAGTTGAAGAGAAGCTAAATCCTGCACAGCAGTTTTACGGCAACGATATTCAAACTTCTCGTGAGCCTACCTTTTCTTATGAGCGAGCTTACGAAGAGCTGGAAGTTGTAAATCGTGCAGTAAATATTATTGTAGACGATGCAGCTGAGATTCCTACTATGGTAGGCGGACAGCACAAAGGCAGTAGCATTATTAAGGGTATCAAGCGTTCTAAAGTAGAATTACTTTTAAACCAAGAGCCTAATCCTTTCCAAGACATTAATACTTTCAAGCGTAACTTAATTATTGACTTTATACTTGATGGTAACATTTTTATCTACTATGACGGGGCTCATCTCTATCACTTACCAGCAGATAAAATGGTTATTCATGCTAGCCCAGATACTTACATTGAAAAGTTCACTTACAATGAGAAAGTAAACTATAAGCCTAGTGAGATTATACATATTAAAGAAAACTCCTTTTACTCAATTTATAGAGGTGTTCCGCGTTTGAGTCCTGCTCTACGCACTATGCAACTTATGATGAAAATGCGTAAGTTCCAAGATAACTTCTTTAAGAATGGTGCAGTTCCTGGCTTAGTACTTAAGTCACCAAACACACTTTCTGAAAAGATTAAAGAACGTATGATGGTGTCGTGGCAGTCACGATATCAACCAGAAGCAGGCGGTCGTCGACCCCTCATTTTGGACGGTGGAATTGAAGTAGATTCGATCTCAAATGTAAATTTTAAAGATCTTGATTTTCAAAATAGTATTGCCGACAATGAAAAGATAATTTTGAAGGCGCTCGGAGTACCTCCAATTATGATGGACTCTGGCAACAACGCCAACATTCGCCCAAATATGCGTATGTATTATCTTGAGACTATACTTCCTATAGTTAGAAAAATCAATTTCGCGTGCGAAAGATATTTCGGTTTCGAGTTAAAAGAAGACATTAGTGAAATACCTGCTCTACAGCCTGAGCTGAGAGATGCTTCCGCTTACTACACATCACTAGTAAACGGTGGTATTATTACTCCTGCTGAAGCTCGCGAGAGACTCGGTTTTGCCTTTGTAGACGGCACAGAAGAGATAAGGGTTCCTGCAAATATCGCAGGTTCTGCAACCAATCCCGAAGAGGGCGGAAGACCAGAGGAAACAAACGAAGATGGCGAATAGACCACAAAGAATTAAACTATGTCGTGACCTAGCAATGTATTTTGCAGAAAAGGGTAAGATTATGACTCAAGCTGAGTATATAGCAGCAACAGATAGACCTGTATCTTACTCTGGAGTTCGCAATGTAGGTAGAAGTTATTCACGAGCAATTGACATGATGAAACAGGCACACCCTGAACTCATGGAACTGATCGAGAAGAAAAAAGTAGAAGCAGCTAAACCTGTTCCTGCTCCAGCACCAAAGCCAGTACCTAAGGCCGCGGTCAAGCCTGCCCCTAAACCGGCAGTAAAAAAGGATTAAGATATGAATAAAATCTTTAATCTTACGTCTACTTTCAAGACTCATGCAGAAGATGATGGCTCTGTAATGATTCGTGGAATGGCAAGCACGGCTGACTTTGATCGCGCGGGTGACTCCATTTCAGCAGAAGCATGGCAGAAGGGTGGACTAAAGAACTTTGAAAAGAATCCAATTATCCTGTTTAATCATGACTATGATAAACCAATTGGTCGAGCTACAGGTCTGAAGTCCGGACCAAATGGCTTGGAGCTGGAATGTAAGATTAGTAAGGCCGCGCCTGCTAATGTTGCTCAACTAGTTAAAGACGGTGTTCTTGGGGCCTTTTCCGTAGGTTTCCGAGTCAAGGATGCTGATTATATTAAGGAAACCGACGGACTAATGATTAAGGACGCTGAATTATTCGAGGTATCAGTTGTATCTGTACCCTGCAATCAGTCAGCTACTTTTTCGCTCGCGAAGTCTTTCGACTCAGATGCTGAGTATGAAGAATTCAAAAAAACTTTCACAAATCGTGTAGATCTAGCAGGTCAGTCTCTGGCTAAGGATGAAGTTATTACTTCGGGAATAGCTAGTGACACACCTCAAAGCGCGGAGAAATCCGTAGATCAGGAGATCAAGATGGATAATCAAAACATCGACTTGGAAGCTTTTGCAAAGAAGGTAGCTGAAGACACAGCTGCTAAGATTGCTATGAAGCAAGCCGAGCAAAAAGCAGCTGAGCAAGCAGAAGTAGAAAAAGCAGCTGAACAGGCTTCATTTGTTGAAGCACAAGAAATCAAAGTTAAGACTGGTATTGAGTCTGGCGTTGAGAAACTTATGGGCGACTTCGAAGCTAAGCTGTCTGAAAAAGACGCTAAGATGGACGAAGTACTCGCTTCATTTAAAACCGAACTAGAAGAGAAGTCTTCTGAGATCGAAGCTATGCGTAACAGCAAGCGCACTTTTGCTGATCGTTCTGAAAAGGGCGACATTTCTAAGTGGGGCAGCGAGTTCATGCAAGCTAGCCTACTTGGTACTATCACTGGCAAAGGCATGAACACTGACTTTGCTCAGGGTATCATGGAAAAAGCTGGTATTGACTATGCTTCCAACGCTGGTGACATCGATCAAGAAGTTGCTCGTCAAATCGAAAAAGAAGTTACTCTAAACTTGCGTACAGCTGGTCTGTTCCGTGAGATTCAGGTGAATGGTGCTGCTACTGTAATGCCAATCCAGCCTGACGTAGAGCCCGCTACTTTCCAAACTGGTGCAGCTGCAGCAGGTAACTTGGAAAACCGTGGTGCTTCTGACAGCACTTACAAGCCTTCACAGGTAATCTTGAACGCTTACCGTTTGATCAGCCAGACTTTCATGGACAACAACGTAGATGAGCAAGTTCTCATTAACTTGATGCCTATGCTTGTTGACTCAGTAGCACGTGCTCACGCTCGCGCTGTTGATAACGCTATCATCAATGGTTCTGGTTCTATCACTGGTCTTGACGGTTTCGCAACTGCTCACGGTACTACTCTTGACATCTCTGATGGCACTAAGTTGACCGCAGCTCTGTTGTTAGCCGCTCGTAAGGACATGGGTAAGTATGGTATTAATCCTAGTGACCTCGCCTATGTTGTATCTCAGGCTCGTTACTTTGAGCTTATCGAAGATGCAGGCTTCCAGGACGTAACTGACGTTGGTTCTGATCTAGCTACTAAGATCACTGGTCAAATCGGATCTGTATTCGGTACTCCAGTAATCGTATCTGACAGCTTCCCAGCTGAAACAGCCGGTGCACCTGTAGCATTCGCAGTTAACACTCGCAACTATGTTATCCCACGTCTACGTGGCGTAACTGTTGAGACTGACTACGAAGTTGGTAATCAGCGTAACGTAATCGTCGCTTCACAAGCCCTTGGCTTTGAAGAGTTGGTTGCAGACTCAGCTGGTAACCGATCTGCAGTTAAGATCGACCTAATCGCTTAATTTAAAAGCAAAACGAGAGGGGAGCTTGCTCCCCTTAAGTTTTTAGTAATGGACTTATGGCAAATTTAATCACATTAGATGAATATAAAATCTCTGAAAACATTCAGAGCACAAAGGAAGATGCTCGCATCAATTCTTTAATTACTGCCGTAAGTCAATTAGTGAAAACTTACTGCGGAACAACCATTGTAGATCACTACTCTAGCGACAAAGCAGAAGAGTTTAGTATAAACTGGTCTACAAACTTGGTTCAGCTTACAGAAAGTCCTTTTGTAAGTATTACTTCCGTACAAGAAAGAGAAGACTTCAGTAAAGCATATACTACTGTTGCTTCCACAGAATACTATGTAGACGGTTCTACAGATAGTGTTTATCGAGTGAATACCGATGGCACTAAAAAGAACTGGCCTACGGGTCCAGGTGCTGTAAAAATTACCTATAAAGCTGGGTATACAGAATGTCCTAAAGACTTACAACTTGCTGTTATTGATTTGATTACCTACTATGCAAAAGACGAGCACAAAGCGCGTCAAACGATAGCAGGTGCAAGTATCCAAAACAATGCTTCTTCAAGTCAGAGAAACAATGTAGCGTTTCCTGATCATATTAAGCGTGTTCTGGATCTGTATAAGAACTTTTAATGAGTGTAGCACAACAGAAAAAGTTCTTAACAAAACTGCATAAAGAACTATCCGTAGACAGTGAAGACTATAGAAGAAAGACTGCAAATAAAAGAATGCACACTTTCGTAGTGACAAGAAGAGCTATTCGCAGAGGTATGAAAGACAGGCTAGAGAAAAATTATCCCGATATTTCAAAAGCAACTATAATGAAAATTTTAAAGCAGTCTGATAGATACGTTAGGGCTTTAATTCGAGAAACTGGAAGAAACGTTATAGGAATGAGCAAAAGAGATGATGGTATTACAATTACTAAGTTTACTCCCTCTAAAATAGAAGCCGCTTTTGAAGCCAGTGGGAAAGATAGATTTAATCAGATTAAAAGAAGTTATGATAAAAACTGGGGCATTGCCGCAAAAGGAATCAGCGGAGTAGTTAAAAAAGTTTTAGAGGTATCAGATGCAAACTTAGAAGCAAAATCTTTGTGGAACTTAGAACATAACTACTTAAAAGGTATTATTGAGAGCCAAGTAAAAGATGCTATAGATAATGCTTTACTACAAGAAGAGGCTATTTCT